CACCTGTAAAAGCTATCACACCAATACAAATTACTATTATTATTAAACCCAGTACTTCAAACATTTTAATCCCTCCCAAAGATTAAATTATTACATATCTTTATGTGGTGTACCTCTCCACGGTGTCCATGTTGCATCTGGATTTTCAGATGGAGGTTCATGTGTTACTCCATGTGGATAAGTTTTGTCTCCAAAGTTATCTCTTAGTGCTGCTAAGTTTTCTTCTGCAGCTGCAACATCTGATACTAGCTTAGCCATATCGTCTATTAGTTGTGGATGTTCTCCTATTGCTACAGGATGATTGAATGATAACTCTAGTATTGCTATTGCTTTAGACTTATCAGCTTCAAATCTATCCTCTAGTGCTCTGTAAAATATTTCTTTTACTGACATTTTATTCCTCTTTCATTATTGGTTTCTTTTTAATTGATATTAAATTTGACTTGTGCATGCTACCCATGAATACCTTAGGGTCAAAATGTGTTTTTAAATCATCAGGATAATGGAACCAACCTATCTCATGCCCTTGCTCACCTAACATATCTATATATTCTAATAACTTATTAGATGGCTCAAATTTTTCTGTAAGGTCTTCTATAAAATACCAGCCACCTGGTTTTAAATATTGCCAACAGTTTATTAGTGTTGCCATCTGACCACTTGCAAAATGATTACCATCATCAAATATAACATCAAAGTATGTATCATATTTTTTTTGAGGAAAATGTTTTCTTAATACTTCTTCATTAGTAGTGTCACACCAATTTAAATTTATTCTATATGAACCATCTTGCTCAAACAATCTTTTTATTTTAGCTTCCCATTGAAATAATTTATCAACACCCTCAACCATACTATTAGGAAAGTAGTTTGCCCAAGTAAGTAAACCCATACCTGTCCATATACCTACCTCTAGTACATTCTGTATCTTATATCTATCAGGTCCTAATAGCTTACCATATACTCTGTGGTAGTTATGCATGTAAGTACCTCTGTCAACCTTATCATGTCTACCAAAATTTAACTTTATCATTAGATCATGTAGTTCTTCTACATGTTGATCTGTATAGTCTACATCACAAATTTTAGATGCCGACTTTAAACTTTTCCCAGTCAATTGCATTTTTAATATGGAACCCTCTATTATTAATTGTTCTTATTACACTTTCCAAAAAGTCTATCTTTTCTTTTTGGTACTCAATTTTATACATATGATTTATTACTTGTTTATCACTTTCAATATACATACTCAGATCAGACTTCAACACTTTCATTTGAAAGGGAGGCCAATCTAATTCTTTTAAATTTTCATCAGACATATTACCATGATAGTAATCCCATTTATTTTTATGTAAAGTTTTATACTCAGCTTCTAACTTTTTAAGAGTCAATCTTTCTTGAGCATAATGCTTATAATATTTGTAATGGAGTTTAGGTATAGTAGTAGACGCTTCACCTAGCTCTGTTCTATCAATCTGACTATCATCTTTCCACAACTCAAATAAATCATCAAGCTGCATTTGTAAACCACTCTGGTATCATTCCATGTTTCCATGTACAGAAGTGAGCTTTCTCTACTCTATAGTACTCTCTGTAACCTTCTACAGGATCATCTCTACGTAACTCTGTATTGGTTATTGCTTGTACAAATTCTGTTTGCTTATTATAAAGGAAGGTGCAATACTCTAACTGTGCTTCATACATCATAGGTAGTCCATCCATACTATGGAACTTATTGTACCTCTTAGTGTACTCAGTACACAATGCCCTCATGTGTCTTATTAACCACATACTATTTTGTTTTGATTCTCTAGCCCATAATGTGCAAGGATGTTTTGCATGAGCTTTAGGATAGCCTGGTAGGCCAAATGTTTTTATCACTGGATCATTACTTTCACCTCTGTGCTTATCATCATATTGACAATCTAGTACAGCAGATAACATCTGTGCTGATTCTAGTATCATTTTAACTACGTGTTTGTCGCACATCATAAATGCTGCAACCTTAGGGTCTCTATCTAATACAAATATATTCATACATACCTCCAGTTATTAATATACTAGATAGTATGTTCTAGGTCAACCGTTTATTCCTACTGATGTATTAGCTTTACCAGTACTGCCTAAACTATAGATATGATAAAGTTTGAATCTAAAAGATACTTGAGCTTCTAAATATTCTATGTCAGATGATCTAGTATCAAAATTAATATCTGATAGTGATGTTGGGAAACAATCTTCAAATGTTACATTCAAGTTTGGTTGTGAAGCTGAATTTAAAATTGTTAGTGATGCATCACTTACACCACCCTGTCCTAAAGACCTTCCTGTTCTTTGAACTGTTCTTGGTCCTGTCAATCCTTTTGTTCCATCTTTACCATACACTTGCTTAGCTTGATTAAAGCCTTCTGGAAAACCTAAGTACTGAAGCCAATTGTATAACTCAATAAAGTTCTTCATGTCTTCATCTACTTTAAATGATACAGCAAGTTCACCATATGTAATATGATCACCAGGTGTTGGTATGATATGGAAAGGTGTGTTCAAAGGTGTCTCACCTAATTGTACACCAGGCATGTTTACTTGTTGTACAAAGTAATTAACATTAGGTAATTTCTGAATGCTAAAGTTAAATCCTACAGGGGATAAGAACTGTGGATTTGATGGTTGATTTGATATGGCTGCCATAATGTCTCCTTATGACTATTTATACAAAAAAAAGGGGGGCCGAAGCCCCCCTTGAATAGTATTACTAACTACTTAACTATTACATTAAGTTGCTAACAACCACTTTTCTATAGTACTCATTAGAGTCTGCTGCAAGTGCACCAGTAGCTGCTAGAGCTGTGGTTCCTCTTGCGAAAGGATTTTCTACTACGCCGTAACGAGTTTTGAATCCAATCTTTGGTTGGAAAGTATCTTCTCCAACTGCTCTTACCATTTGTAATGGAACATATGGACAATAGAATAAGCCAGCATCAAAAGCACTTGAGCCTTTGTAACCAACAATCATATAATTGTCTCCAGCATATGGATCTACATACACTCTAGTTCTACCATTAATAACACCTGCGAAAGTGCTACCTGTATCATCTACAGCTAGGTTATTTGAGTTTAGTGCTGGTGTGTAGTCAAGGACACCTGCCATTTGTAATGCTGATGCAACATCAGATCTACATATGACTATGTTACCTTTCCCACGTCTGGTTCCTCTAGCTACAGCGTTTGATTCTCTTTCGATAGCAAACATTAAGCCTTTGAATTTCTCAACCATCCAACGACCATTTGAGTCGGTGTCTAGATCGAATTTACCAGCAGTAGTTGTTCCTTCTTGTGCTCCAACTTTAGCAATAGTACCAACAGTTCTAATTAACTCTCGGTTTATTTCAGCTAAAATTTCAGTTGAAAGGATGTTAGCCAATTCAGTTTCAGCATCTAAGCCATGAATTGCTTTTAAGTCTTGTGCTAATTCCATTGTGTATTCTGCTTTAAGAGCACGTGACATTGCTGTTACGGCTATTTTCTCAATGCTGAATGCCATTTCTGGAATTGCGTTAGCAGCACCATCGCCCAAGCGTTCAGCTTGAGTTGTGGTCATACCGGACATAAAATTGTACAATTCTAGATTAGATTTTGTAGTGTTTAAGTAACCATCTGCAGGTGAATCACCTAAGTTGATTGCCGCATCACCAATTGCTGTATTAGCATGGTCGTCTTTATCTACTGAGAATGCTGTGTTAGATTCATTGTAGAATGTTTCAGTGCCTGTTTGTGTTGCATAACGTGAACGCATAGCAAAGATAAGTCCTGTTGGACCTGTCATTGGTTGTACGCCCATGATGTCATAAGCAACAAGGTTAGGCATTGCACGACGTACTAAACTTATTAGTACTGGGTCATATATATCGACTCCTCCATCAGAAGCTGTACTAGAAGAAGCACCCATAGCATTCGCCGGGGCTGCCTCAAGTAGGCTTTGAGGAGCAAAAGTTGCTTGCTCTTTTAAAGCAATTTCAGTATTTTCAAGAACAGCTGCTGTAACTGAGCGCTTTAAAGGATCTGTAATAGCTGGTAGATCACCGTGCTCTAGTATTGGCTGCCACTTCCTGACTAGCTCTTCATTTAATCTCATTTGTTGTCCCTCCTGGGTCTTTATTGTTGTTAATTATTTACGAACACTTCTAGAAATAGCACTTGTATAAGCAGCCATTGAACCAGTAACTTGTGGCTCATCTGAATCTAACTCAACAGGCTCACTGTTAAGGTCGCCTTCAGTCTTTGCTGATTTATTAGTAAAGTAATGTTCTTTTAATAAGTCTATCTTAGACTTAAACTCGTCATTGCTCTCATATTCAATACCTTCTGAAAGTTTAGATAACTTGTCAACTTGTGTCATAGTTAGACCAGCACATGCTTCAGAAAAAGTTTTATATCTTTCTAATTCATCATTGGCATTTTTACTATCTATGCTTTTGTTAACTTGCTCTTCTAACTTACCTTCAAGCTCTTCTTTTTGCTTTTCTAATTCATCAACAAGATCAACTTTTTCTTCTGGTACAGAAATATAATTTTCTGTGAACAAATTTTTGATACCTGTCATGAATGTTTCAGCAACTTCAACTTTAAGTGCTGTTTCGATTGCAACTTCGTTCTCTTTCATCCACTCTTCAGTGACGTAATCAAGATACTCATCAACACGGTCAGTTAACTCTTTGCGGAATGTTTCTTTATCCTCTTCAAGTTTTTGACTGAATTCTTCTTGCATATGGACGTGAAGCTCAACTAATTTAGTATTAACTGTTGCTTCAAATACGGTAGTAGCTTTACTTCTGAACTCTTCTGATAGGTCATCTCCATCAAAAATTTCACCAACAGCTTCAGCTGCACCAGTTGGGCTTAGCTTTGGCATTGGATCTCTACCAGTTGATTGTGACTTACTTGCTGGTAATTTATTTTTACCATAGCCATTTACTTCACCTGATAGTTTCATTAAAGTGTCTTTACTCATATTGTTCATTTTGCCCATAACTTGTGAAATTAAGCTAGCTTTAGACACAGATGCTTTTTGAGCATCAGCAGGTATACCTGTACCTGTAGATTTGTCAGCAGTTCTTGAAGCGCTTCCAGTACTGTGAGGTTCTGGAACTTCGCCACCTGGTATTACAGAAGCTAATGCTCCTACGCCACCATCTGCATCAGCTTTAAACTCTTGCAGTGACTGATCTTTATCTTCGCTGGCTTCTAGCAAATCGCTATCTTGATCATCTGATACGACTTGTTCGATTTTTTCTTTAGCCATCTCTTTGGACTCCTTGTTAAATTTAACGGATATTATCCTATTATACTATATTTATAATTACAAACTTCGCAAAAATTTATTGAACAGTTTAAACTTCTGTTCGTTCAAATCTTTTGCACTTTTTGTTCCAACGGATTTTATTTCGTCTACCACTTGCATACTTCGAAAGCTATTAGATGCTGCGTCGTATACCCATTCCATTCCTTCCATTACACCATTAACAAATGCGTCAGGTGC